ATATATCCTCCTAATTGTTTGGTGGCTCATCAAAATTTATTTGCATGAGGCCCATTTCTTTAGCCAACTCTGCACCCTCTGGACTAATGTGTAGAGTGGCCTCTAAATTTTCATCGTATTCAACCTGCATGTATCCAGACTCATACAGTTTTAAAAGAGATTCATCAACATATCTCATATGAGATTCCCATAATTCTGGAGCTAGATCTTTTGCTGACTCATTGATTGCAAAGATAATTTCTCCGCTTTCATCCATGCCTTCGATTGTTATAACGCCCATTTCTAGGTAACGCTCTAGTTCCATGTCGTGATATTCCTCTTCTTCCATATGTCTATTATACTCCTTTTTGTGCAGCAAGTAGGACTTGAACCTACGATTACCCGATTATGAGTCGGGGGCTTTAACCAACTAAGCTATTGCTGCTTAGTTGTTATTGTAGTGTTCCATCCTCATTTTTGTCAATAGTATTTTCTACTATTTGCTGAACATATTCAGAAAAATGTTTTCTAATACTTCCTGATGGCCTAGATCCAGCCGATTTCCATATTCTTTTATATTCTATTACATTGGCAAATGTGGTAGGACATAACTGTATTCCATGATATTCTTTTAATACTGTTGGAAGTGGTACATGTTTTCCACAGCATTTACATTCTTTAGCTTTTTCTTGATATGTACTCATACTATTTCCATTCCGTCTACTATATCCGCCAATTCTCTAGGCATTTTGGGAGCTTTAATTAAATTCATTTTACCATCATCTTCTGATTTAAAATCTCTATCATAAATCATAGAATCATAAGTGTGAACTTGAACTTCTTGTAATGTATTAAATTTGCTTCTACTTATAGCATTATAAATAGAGCCACATACTGCGTCCGCCAAGTCTTTAGACCCTTTTCTTGGGTGATCAACCCTGTCTTTCATAATTTTTAATTGCAATAATTCATCTATCAATAGCTTTATATGTGGTCCAGAAAGTCTTTCTTCTGCCACAACCATAGCCATATCATCATAATGCTTTTTAGCCACCGACAAAGTTTCTGTATTTATTCCGTATTGTTTTAATTGCTGCATCATGTCATGGGAATTCCATCTGTCAAAAGTGCATATCCTTATATTAAATCCTGCCGTCCTTAAGGATAAAATATAATCTTTAACTTCTGTAAAGTCTACAGACTTGTCCGCCGTCGGAGTCCAATATCTTACAGCATCTACCTCAACTATAGGAGCTGGCTGAGAATAGCTATCGGTTACCTTTACATTAACCCATTTTTGAACATGAGACATTGCTACTGCACAATGGTCATGCTTTTGAGCTAGATCAACATGCAGAAAATATTCTTTATCTGGATCTGGTGCAAACCAAGGCTCTAACCTTCCAAATGAATCTACAGCAAGCGCCATATTGCCGAATGCTTTTTCTATTTTTTCTCTAGACTTAAAAAATGCATCTACGGCTTCTGGTGGCATGCAAGCAAAACGACTAAGGGCGTCAGGCATATTCTTGTAAAACTCTACCTTAAAATCTTCTATCTTTTTAGTTGGATTGATATCCCATGTAGGTCTTTTAATTGCATATACTTTGGGAATGTTATAGGAAAGAATATGATCTTCTTCCCACTCTACAGATATCTCATTTCCTTCCGTACCATCGGGCAAGTCTTCATCCATCTTCAATGTTTTGGTTTTAACTATAGTTTCTTTTTCTGCTATAACAGAATCATAAAATTTTTGTATTGGATCATTTTTAAATCGTGGAAATGAAAGCAAAATAACCTTGCCATAATCTGGAAAACGGGAAACTACTGAGCCACGATACATATCATAAATGGCATCTGCTGTTTTTGCTTGATCATGACCAGTTGTATTTTCTGTAGCAAATCCAGAAATTTCGTCAAGGATAACCGCTATTACGTTATAGCCTTCCCAAGCTTCACGCTCTGAGTGGCCAGAATGAACAGTTATTGCTTTATCAAATTTCATTTCAGAAGCTTTTGCTTCATATTTTCCTATGAACCACGGGCTTCTATCAATTCTTGTCTTAAATCCCTTAAAGAAAACATTATTAGCCTGTTGAGCATTAATAGCAATATTAAGAATATCTATTGAATCTCCTGGAGGCTTACCATAATATGTTGCTGGATCTTTTAGGCATAACAATAAATAAACTATGTATGATACTGATATAGTTGAACAATAATCTTTACCGCTGCCTTTTCCTAATTGTGCAATTACTTCATTGCATGTTTGCTTAAATCTACGCTCTCCCTCTACCCTACCAAATAATTTTACGAGAGTTGATTCTTTGTAGATCTGGCTGCTTTTCTCAATGAGTGTATACTGGTACTCCGATAGCGGGGGAAGCCCAAGGTAATCTGGGCTTGTAACGAATGTTCGTAAATCGACTGGTTTTTCATCAAATTCCTCTCCGTCTAGGATATCGATCAGATCATTAAAGTCAAGATCCACTTGCTTCCTCTGCATCGATTATTACTGGCTCTACTACACCAGTTATTTGTGACAAACGCTTAGCAACTTCCATCTTACATTTTGGACAAGTTGCCGTAACCTCTTTTAATATTTTTACTAATACTTCTTGTTTTCTTTCTGTCTCAGCAATTTGAGTTGCCAATTCGGCATTGTCAAGAAGCCCAACCTCTTGAAGCATGCCAATCCTTTTACCTTCAATATCAGCAATGAGCTTTAAGGCTGTTGCCTTTACACTTAATTGTCCAGATTGGTCTGCATCCTCTACAGTTTTCCATGCTTCTTTGATAAGCATGGCATAGTGTTGGTCTGCTCCAGACACTGCTTCTTTTGCCCTGTCACGAGCCGTGTGATCGTTTCTAACGACCTCTTTCCACTCATCTATGAGTCCTAGTACATCTGCCCTCTTAAAACCCGTTATAGAGGCTATCTGGGTCGGATTATTGCCCTTTAGCAATTCTTCAACGACCTTATTCATGCGATCAAAATGATCAGCTAATTCAATTTCCATATGGCTATATTATACTTCTAGTCGACTAAAATATCAACTGGATTTGGCTATCTTATAAAGAACTAAATATCCAATAAGGTCGTCTATATCATTATCTCCTGGAAATCCTTGAGCATTATTAACTCTATTTAATTTATCATCAATACGGACTTTTAATTGCTCTACATTATCCGCCTTTGAAAATATTCTAATTGGGTTCAAGGCTGAATCTCCATACGATTTATTTTTTTCAACAAGCATTAGAGCTACTTCTAAACAAGCATTTAATATCTTACTGCCAGAAGGTGCCTCTTTAGATACCTTTAATATATTTTCATATGTTGCTTTCATTTTGCCTCCGCATGTGGCCTAGATTCATTAACACTTAATGATGATACTTCTGTATAAATTGCATGTGTAGAAAGATCAGATAATTTATTTACTCCAGTATATGAGCATCCGCTTCTGATCCCGCCCATAATTTGTTCAAATGTATCTCTAACTAATCCTTTATATGGGACCTTAGTTGTAATTCCTTCATCTACAGAAACTTTACCACGCCAATCAATTTGTGCATCACGACTTGCCATGCCCCTAAATATTTTATATCCATCAACAACCTTGCCTGGAGATTCTTCAGTTCCAGCAAGCATGGATCCAAGCATAACAAGATCTGCTCCTGCGGCAAATGCTTTTACAATATCTCCAGAATTTCTAATTCCACCATCAGCAACAATTAGCGTGTTGGTTGGATTATGATCTTTATATTCTGCACAATCAATAATTGATTGAAGTGTTGGTATTCCATGACCAGTAATAATTCTAGTCTTACATGTAGCACCGCCACCAATTCCAACACGTACCGCATCTGCTCCAGCATCTGCTAATTTTGCAAAGCCATTGGATGTTGAAACATTTCCAACCATTATATTTATTCCTGGATACCATGCCCTTAGATGTGCCACGGCTTTGATGGCTGCTTCCCCATGACCATTTGCAGTATCAATACAAAACCAATTGCACCCAAGTTCAATTGCATCATCAATAAATTGCGTATCAAAACATTCTAATGAAGAAAGACCAACGCCAATACCATCTTTGTTATGTGTCATAATTGCAGCTTGTTCTATTTGAAATAGGCGTTCTGACGTATCCATATATCTATGAATAATTCCTATACCGTTATAACTTGATATTCTTGCCGCCATTTCCCACTCACAAACGGTATCCATTGGGGAGGCTACAATAGGGAACCCATAACCATGCATTGATATATCAATATCAGATCTCGTAGCAATATCTGAATGCTGTGGAACAAGCAGGATGTCGTCAAAGCACAGGCTTTTTTCTTCGCTAAACCTAATCATTTAAATCTTTCTATTGTACTTGTGATTGATATCTTTTATCAATACTAAGTGGAACTTCTACTTCTGGATTAATAGAGTATACTTTAAACTTGCCTTCTTGTCCACCCCTAAAAATAAACCAGTCTGTTGGTCTATCCATGCCTACTGATTCAACATAACTACACATTGCCTGAGCACCTTTTTTAGAAACAACATAACAAAGTGTTGACCAGTCTTGATATGCTATAGATATACTTTCATTGATTTTATAACTTTCTTCATATCTTGGATATTGATTATCATCTATATACACGCTAAACACATCGTAATCATCTGGCACTTGATCAATTAATAATTTATATGATTGTATAAAATTATTTTTAATTAAAGCATCATCTTCAAATATTAATAGGGAATCTAAGTCAGAATTTAAAAGATACTTCCATGCCATATAATGACTTGCAAAATTACCAAATTCACCTGGCTTGAATGAATGCCATCCAAATTTAAATTTTGGATAGTCTTGATGAAAGTTCTCCACTTCAAAATTATCTTTTGCATTTAATGATTTTATATTTATATTATTTTGTTCAGAAAACAAATTGTTTATTATATCTTTATTTTCTATTCTTTCATCATTTATTGTTATAATGTGGTAATTAATTTTTGATACATATTGATTTAGATCAATATTTTTATAAAAATAATTAAGCTTCATAGAATCTATTGCGTGAGACATTCTATCATAAATTTTAGAAGTTATAGAAGATATTTCTTCTCCAGCAAAACTGTTGAAAGCCTGATACACTAAATTTGATTCATGAGTTGCCTTGCTATGGTCATAACTTGATCCCTTTGGATGATTTAGAATATATTTACTATCTCTTAGTATCAATTTATTTTCTGAAATAGCCATAGCCGAGAATACTACATCAACCGCCCAACCAGATACCATGCCTTCCCAGCCGTAATTATTTTCAAAGTAATCAAAAAAGTCTAATGCTTTTTTAACTAAATTTTTGTGCATAAAAAATAACATACCGTTTGTATTAGTTGATACAAACAAATCTTTATCGTAAACAAATGATTCTATCATGGTGCTATTTTGTCCCCACGGATCATTTGTAAAATATGGCGCATAAAGGTATATGTCTTTATAATTAGACAACACTTCTTTCGCCCTGTTCATAAAAACTGACCAATCTTTTTGAGATATATCAGCAGCAATAAAAACTAAGTAGTCATTAGAATAATCAAAGTTTTTTAGAACATAATATAGTTGTTTAAAATATCTTATATCTCCAACATTGATCCATCCATCTTTTGGAGTGCCTGAGTTTATAACCTCTAAATTTAAGTTAACATTACTAAATTGTTTTTCTATCTCTAAAGCATTGTTAAGATAATCATCCCAGCAAACTAAATAAGACTGAAATTTCATTGCATTCGTCCCCTAATTTTAGTTGATGAAATAGAATTGGTATATGGAACGTAAACTAACCCTATCCCTCTTTCATCAAGCCACTCCTGTGTAAATGACATTTGAGCATAATAATCTTTCTTAGCCCAATCAGAACCAACAACAATATAGTTTGGAGAAACAATTTCTATAGAGATTCTTGAATCTTGACCTCCAACATTCATTACTACTTCATCAACATATTTGCAAGAAAGTAAAACTTCCATTCTTTCCTGTTCGCTACATATTGGTTTTTTATTTTTAAATTGAAATATAAAATCATCAGTGTTTAAAGCTACTACAACTTTGCCATTTTCGCCAGCAACCTCTCTACATCTTTTGAGTAGATTAACATGTCCTGAATGAAAGAGATCAAAAGTTCCACCAGTATAAACTATATTCATTTTGGCAACCTTTCATGAATATCTTGGGATACAAACCAGCTGTCCCATTTAGATTCTTCTGGCATAATCTGTACATATCCTTTAGAAACAATTAACTCATTAATAAGATCCCTCTGATACGTATTGTTATGTTCTACTGTTATCAAATTAAATTTTCTAGAAAAGTCATATGCTTTTAATATAGAATATTCACTTCCCTCTGTATCAATGGAAATGTAATCAATTGTTTGAGGACAATTATGCTTGTCTAAAAGATCATTTAGCGATATAGTTTCTACTAAATATTTCTTTCCGAATCGCTTTCTTGTTTCTGTATGAATGTCATCATAGGCATACTGATCAGCACCAGATATTCCCTGCAAATTTTCTACTTCAAGAAATTCTATTTTTTCTCCAGTTTTATCAGAAACACAAAGGGTATCTACATTAACAGATCTTATTTCTTTTAAAATTTTATTATAATGATGAGATGGCTCAACTAAAAGTCCATTCCATCCATAATATTTTTCTAGCATAAATGTATTTGATAAGTAAACTCCATCGCAAGCACCAAATTCTACAAAGTACTTTGGAGATTCTCCAAGGCAAAATAAGGCGAGAAGATCTTGTGCTATCTGAGAATAAGTTTCTCTAAATTCTCTGAATTCATTAAATTGTTTAATCATTTTTTAATTAATCCAAACTGAACTAAATATCTCTGTATTGTCATTGCAGATACACCACATTCTTTTGCAATTTCAGTAACAGTTTTTTTCTGAACTATATACCTACGATATAGCCAGTCCTTGCTTTGATAAAACTTCATCGTTTAGTAAGCACCTCATTTGCATAATACGATATGCCAAAAGAATCTGCAACATCAAAATCTTCTATGCTTATTTTAAATTTAGATTTTACCCAATCCGCCGTCCTTTGCTTTCTTATATTACGCATTTTATTTTTATACCAAGAGTCTGCGTATCCTGGATTAGCAATCTTTAATGCCTCTTTTTCCGCCTTAGTTGGATTTTTATTTCCGATATGAGACTGCCAAGCGGTGGGAGATATGGTAATAACCTTACTTCCAGTAGACATTAACTCTGCAATTACAACACCATAAACATAGGAAAGCTTTATCGCAGCATCTGGAGATCTTACTAAGACCGCTCCCTCCATGGCTATATAATCACACTTAAGCTGATCAAGCATTAAATTAACTTTCTTTTTTGCATCATATATTTTTTCGTATATATCTGCTCCAGCAAATTCTATCTTCCCCCACTTTATTGGTTTATTGTTTTCCATAAGACAAAATGCTACGGAATTTGTAGAAGCATCAATTCCTAAAACTTTATGAGCTTGAACCTTAACCAGGTCAGCTAATTTCATTTAACATCCCAATTATTTTAGTTTTATTAGATATGTCTTTATTCTTTTCACATATAGAACAAATGCTAGACTGGTTATATCTGCTTAATTTAGCATTACACTTTTTGCATTGCCTATTAGCACCATTGCGGATAGCCTTTTTCTCGTAATACTTTTCCATAATCCTTCTGTTGGTTGCAATGCGGCAGCATTCATCGGTACAGTATTTTTGATTGTGAGTTTTAGGCTCAAAATCTTTTGCACATTCTTTATTAGCGCAAATCATATTTTAGGAACCTCGTATGGCTCTATTTGCACTGTTCCAGTTTCTCCAGACCAGCATTCCTTTTTTATTGGACAATTTTTACAGGCATACGCCGTTTTCAAGAAGGGCCTCATCGGAATATCCCCGTCTTTAAAGTTATCGTATACTTCGCACATCCACAAGAATAAATTTTCAATAATATCTTTATTCTTATCAGTCATTTGAATAGGAATCAAAAGCAACTCTTGCGTATTCTTATTTTCATACAAAAAGAATGCTTCATTTATATTTTTTAATTTCATGTAGGTAAGAAGCTGAAGCATATGATTGGCTGAAGGCGACATCTCCGCCTGCCTTGTATCCCAAACTTCTTGCTTAGCAGTTTTAATTTCACCGATTACATTAGTTCCTTCCCAATCAATAACAAGATCTATAAATCCTCTGATAGGTGGATACTCATTTGTAATTTCAACTTCTGTTTGTACAGATCCAATTTTTGTTGTTTTAAATAAATCTGTAGATTGATCCTTTATAAGTTTTTGCAATCTCTCATGCGCCTGTGTTCCATGTGCCATATTTGCAATAGCCTGAGCATCGTTATTATCTATAAAGTGTGCTCCAGAAAATGCCATGTACCAATATCTAGGACAGTTTCCGTGCCCATATCCAAGAGTACTTGGGCTAAATGATTTTTTAGTCATTTCGCCGTCTGGTCTTTTTGTAGCTCTATAGGCATCATCAAGCATGTTAGCAAATTCTTTTACATCAAACTTGCCTTCATACTTTTTAAACTTTAAATTTTTAACTATGTCTCTAGCCATTATATCTTACGACATACTTGAGGGCATCCACAAGTTTATCTATTGACTCCTTAATAGAATAGTAAATATTCTTTTTATTATTATTTGGTGTTCCAGCCTTATCTTTTGCAATTGTAGAATATACAGAAGCGAGGATGGCAAACTTTGTTGACATAGCTTGAAGTTCAATAATTAAAAGTGGAGCTTTTGCTGCTGGAATGTCTGGATTCATCAAAAGTTTTACTACTATTGCCATCGCCTTATCTAGCTGCTCATCTTTCATAAACTCATGAAGATCATTAAATTCTGTAATCGTGCTTATTAATTCAAGGCTATTCGTCTCTGACATTCTTCTTTCTTTCTTCTAAATGCATTACGGCTGCCAATGTGAAGTATCCTATAAAAAAACCTATAGCTAAAATTCCTGCCTCTTTCATTTCTTTTTATCTTTCTTATGATTTGGTTCATAGGGCCCAAGAACAGACTTTATAGAGCCGTCTTTTCTTATACGAACTATCTGCCCGTCCCTGATAATTGTTTTATTCTGTGGATATTTTTTAAATCTTTGTCCACTAGACATTGTGTTCCTCCCAAAATTTTACTAGTTCTTCTAGTACTGACCATTCTATGATTCCAAGCCTAATCTTAGATTCATTTCCAATTATTATTTTTAACGCTGGGTGCATATTTCTATTTACCTTAAAAGTATCTGTACAAATTTTTGCCCATACATCTTTATTTAATGTAAAAGAAGAATTAGATTCCTTATAATCTACAACAAAATTATACCATTTGGCATCACCCTTTTGGTATTTTCCACGTCCAGAATTCTTTTGGGCTTTTGCATTATCTCTTTTTACTTCGCCTCGCTCAGACACCAATTTTCTCCCTAGATAAATGCATATTGTTACAAATCCATGTTCCTATTCCAGTTCTTTCCTCGTACACAACCTTAGTTACTACTTGATCACAAGATTGACATTTTAATTCTATATCGGTAAAGAGTTGACTGTAAGAAACACCGTCTGGAATTATTATAAATGTTCTATTCATTATTTAACCTGATAATAATTATTATGTCCTGCCTCGCAGGTCCATGTCATTTCTAATTTTGTTGGATCCCAAAATGCTTCTGATGCATTCTCAGAACATTTAGAGCACGGCTTATTTCCAATTATTCTTTCAAGTTCTGCTTTGTAAACTGGTTCTGGTTTAGGGCCAATAAATTCATTAATATTTGGCATATATTTCCTTTTGTAAATCAGCTACTACTTTTAGATTATCCTTTAAGTATTGTACTGCTTTTGCTCTTCCCTGTAATCTTTCTCCATTAACAGTATACCAAGCTCCGCCTTTTTCTACTATGCCGCACATCTCTGCAACATCAAGCGTTTCACCTATTTGATCTACTCCAAGAATTTCCCCTTGATAGTAAAAGTCGTATTGTCCTGAGAGATTAGGTGGTCCGACTTTGTTATAATCAATAATCCAATTGACTGGTCGTCCAACTCTTTGCTCGATAATTTTATCCCCAACTTTAACACCTGCCTTGATAGCATTTGCTTCAGCTTCCGAAGACCAAAGTTTGATAACGGTAGATGAGAAGAATTTAACAGCCATTCCTCCCGTGGGGATATGGCTGGCATGCATTGAGCCGAACTGATTCCTCTGTTGTGAGATGAGTACGAGTAAACTATTTTTGTTTGCGTAGTTAAGCATTTTAACAGCATGTGTCATATCCTTTGCTTCAGCACCTATTTGCTTGGTGTCTTCTAATTTTTTTAACTCGCTGCTATCTTTCTCAAAATATATGGCAGGAAGCAAAGCAGATATTGAGTCTACTACTATTATATCAACCTCCGCTTCCATAAGCTGAGTAGCAACGTCGACCATATCGTTGACCGTCTTGGCTTGAGAATAAATTAATTGAGAGGAATCTACCCCAAGCTTTTCTGCCCAATCTTTTGAATAAGAATGTTCGGCATCGATCCAAGCGCAAGTTTTTCCAGCCTTTTGAGCCTCTGCAATCATTTGTAGGCAAAAAGACGATTTACCCGCAGACTTATTTCCCCAAATTAATATCTGCCTTCCATGTGCTAATCCGCCCCTTAAGGCAAGGTTTAACCCAATGCTTGGAGTAGGTTGTTTTTCAATTTCTACTTCTTGTGCTGATTGAACTCTTGCTCTTGTTTTTGGATCCAGCTTTGCTAATATGTCATCTAATACTATTGTCATTATTATCTTTCTTCTCTATGCCATTATAGCATTTAGAATAGGTTGCCGTGAAGTGGTGGGCGTTTTGTATTTTTTTCAATCTTATTCTTAAGAACTTCATCAAGACTGTGAAGAACTTGTTCTTCATTTCTCATAGCAGCATAAATATCTAACAGCCTAATAATAGTGTCTGCCATTTCTTCTACTATTTTTTCAGATCCATGATTTTTTCTAATTGCTTCTAATACTTCAGTAACTTCTGAATGTACGAGTGCAAGCTTATTTCCAATCTTGTCATAAGAAATTTCTCCATCCCAAAATCCTTTTTCTACTGCTGTTTCATGAAGCACTGCTGATAATGCATCAAGTCCATATTCTGTTATTAATTCATTACTGTTCATCTTTATTCCTTAATCCAATAGTAAATGATGGTCCTTCTTCATTGTAATCAAATACCAACTCCTTGTCATCTCCGTTGGCATTAAAAAATTTTTCAGTAGATATTGTTATTGGTCCATGCTCTTCTAATATGGTTATTAAAAGTTTACTAATGCTAATTGATTTAACTATATCTTCCATTACTTTATTTCCTTAATATTTAAAGTTCCATCGTCTAACTTAGATAGAACTATCTTACACTTCATTCCTTCACGCATTTTAGCAAGAGCTATTTTATATAAAGCTGGGAATGCAATAGCTCTTACAAGCTTTTTATCTTTATCAGACATTACGATGTGAGCCATCATTTTGCCAGCCTTTGTTTTATACGGGGTAAAGTTTACCACAATATATTCGTCTTCCGCAAGATCATATGAGTCTTTATATAAATATTCTACAAACAAATCCGATGAATTTTTATTAATGTCTTTTACATTAATGTATCTAGCAATACGATTATCTCCAACCAATATAAAGTACATTTGTCCAGTCTCAATCTGTGTTTGTTCGTGGTGGAATAAACCAATTGATCCAGTCTCGTCTACTAGCTCTACTCTAGCCCAACCATTGCCTCGCTTAATATTCTTTACCATTCCAAACATCACAAATGAGCCTAGATCATCGAACTCTTCAATTGGTCTTGCTTGAGCTTTAATTTTAGGAGGTAAATCTAAACTAAATGTTGGTATACCTAAATATTCGTAGTACCTTTCCTTTTCATCGCCTTGCCTCGGATTATCTTCAAACGCAGCGCCCCCAATAGCATTAAGAGCAGATATAGCCCTACTATTGATGCCACTGCCTTTTTTAGAAGCTTTATCAATGAAGTCTTTATAGTTTGCATATGGTCTCTTTTCTATAATTTTATTTGCAATGCTATCAGAAATAAATTTAACTTCTGCAAGCCCAAAAACAATTCTATCCTTCTGTAATGAAAAATATACATCAGACTCATTTACATGTGGCAAAGAAACTCTTAGATTAAGACGCTTAGCCTCAATCAGATATTCCGTTCTAGTATCCTTATTGCCTTCATTTTTAAGGAGCGAAAACATGAATTCAAGTGGATAATAATACTTAAGCCAGGCCGTATAATAACTAAGCATAGAGTAAGCAATAGCATGAGAGCGATTAAAGGAATAGCCAGCATGAGCTTCAAACATGTGCCAAAGAGTCTCCGATTGTTTCTTAGAAATGTGCTTTGAAGCCCCAGCAATAAACTTATCTTTGAACTGGTCGAATTCTTTTGCATCTTTCTTCTTTCCAATAATTTTACGAACTTTATCAGCTTCCGACCAAGACATACCGCCTAAATGTACACAGGCTTGCATGACTTGCTCTTGATAAATAATAACACCATATGTGTTTTCGGTAAATGGTTTCATAATTGGGTGAATATACTCCACAGCCTGAGACCCATGTTTTCTTGCAATATACGATGCTCCCACCGTATTCATAGCACCTGGCCTTACTAAAGCATTTGATGCAGCGAGATCTTCAAATGTATCAACTCCCATTTTTATAAGAAGATTAGTATATGGAGTTGCTTCTGCCTGGAATACTCCTTTTGTGTAGCCCTCGCTTAAAGTTTTGTAAACATCTTTGTCATCTAATGGCAATGTGGATAAGTTTATGTCCTTGCCAGTACGTTTTCTTATTGATGATATAGTGTCAGATATTACAGAAAGAGTTTTAAGTCCCAGGGCATCTAGTTTTATTAGACCAATATCTGCGACAGTATCCATGTCATATGCCACTACTGGAATACGACCAGAGACCTTATCTTGTGCATCTTCACGAGATTCTACTGGTGCGTACTTTCTGATATCATCTTTTGCTACAACAACTCCTGCAGCATGTACGCCAACGCTACGAATTTTTCCACGAAGTCTTTCGGCAAGCCAGGTTACTTCTGGATATTTCATTCTAAATTCCTTTGTATTTGGGGAATCTAGATAATCTTCAAAAGTATCAACAGACTTCAATGCCCTATTAACATCTGATAAAGGAACCATAAATACACGTGCAGCATCACGAACTACACCTTTATCTTTAAAATATGTAAATGTAGAAATAGATGCAACATTTTTAAACTTTTTCTTTAGATAATCTTTAACCTCTTTACGACGGCGGTCTTCAAAGTCTGTATCAATATCTGGAAAGTCATTACGCTCAGGATTAATAAATCGGAAAAACAGAAGATCATATTTAATTGGATCAACATCTGTAATTCCCAATGCATAGCAAACCAAAGATCCAGCGGCAGAACCACGGCCTGGTCCAACCATAATTTCATTTTGCTTTGCCCAATTAATCATGTCTGCTACAACTAGAAAATAAGATGCAAACTTCTTATCTTTAATTACATTTAATTCTTCCTGCAACCTATCTACATAGACCACATCCTCTGCTAGACCTAGGCGTTTAAGGCCTTCTGAGGCCATCTCAGCCAGTTTTTTGTCGGCATTGGTCTTGGGTATTGGGAGAAGATCTAAACCTCTGTAAAAATCATACTCGTCAATTTTAGACGCTATCTCTAAGGTATTATCAAATATATCTGACCTATTAATTCCAGCGGTTTTAAAATCGGCCTCAATTTCTTCACGTGTCTGAATAAATAGATTATAATCTTTAAATGATATTTTTCTATTAGGATATAAATAATCAAACCTGTCCATCATATTATTTATATTCCTAGACATATCAAAATCTGCATCTTTATCTACCTTTGGATTTGTAGATAAAATAAGCATAGCTTCTTCTAAAATTTTATCATCGCCTTTGGCAAAATGAGCATCTCCTGTGGCCACCGCCTTAATTGCCAGCTCATCTGCTAGTTCTAATAGTTTAGAATTTATTTCTGGCGGATTGTGAGACTGTACCTCAATGTAAAAATCTTCGCCAAAAGTTTTCTTAAAATCTTTGAGTACAAGTTTTGCTTCTGTAAATTCTTGACGTTCAATAGCTTTACTAATAAGGCCATTAAGACATCCAGAAAGAACGATAATACCTTCAGCATATTCTTTTAGCACCTCTCTATCAATTCTGGGCTTGTGATAAAATCCCTCATTCCAAGCAATCTCTTGAAGCGTATTTATATTTGCCAAACCAACTTTATTCTTTGCAAGTAAAATTATATGATTATAAGCCTGAATAGACTTATCTGTTTTTGAAGATCTATCAAACCTATCTGTTGGAGAAATGTATGCTTCTACTCCCAGTATAGGCTTGATGCCTAATTCCTTTGCAGCAATTTGCATATCACGATGAGATGCTAAAGTTCCGTGATCGGTTATTGCAATTGCTGGTTGACCAGCATCGATTGCAGCCTTTGCTAATTCGGCAGGAGAGTTAAGGCCATCCATTAATGAATAATATGAATGCACATGAAGATGTACAAATGACATTAACTCTCCGCCTTTTTACTAACTACCAGTCTACGCTAGATGATGTAGAATCTGTTTCGCTTGCACCCTCACCGTTAAAGAATGCTTCTTGTTCTGAATAAGGAAGGTCACGAACTGCAACCTCTTCCAACTTATAAAGCTCAAAAGATGAAGAGTCAAATGGCGCTTCGTCTTTTGCTAATGGAATTGAAGTATAGCTGGTGTCTGTCTTTGTTCCAGACCGCTTGACCCGCCATACCAAATTTGTAATGGAACCCATTTCTCCAGCATATTCAATAAGTGTTGGAGTAATTGTTTTGCCACTTGATCCTTGAGACAAGATAGCAACATACGGATCTTCCTTGCCATCTTCAACTAAAACATTAATGTAAAGTCGTGAACGACCCTTCCATCCTGCCTTATAGTCTTTACGATGCTGCTCACATCCCCAGCATTTGCCTTGATCATCCATGGAGCACAGAGCCTTGCGGCGATAATCTTTTGGATTTGTATGTTCTACTGCAATAAATCCCAGACCACTCTTCTCATTGTAACTTGGTGAATCTGGATCTAGTTCTTGAAGGAATCGAATCTTTACGCTTTCCCCATCTTCAAGCTTGACCCAACGAGCCTTGCTTCCTTCTCCGCCTCCTGATTGAGGCTTATCTAATGCTTTGTTTAGGTCTTTTAGACCCTTTACGATACCCATTTATATTCTCCTTAATATAGTTGACGGTATATATCCGTCTGTATCTCTATTATATCACTGATTCCAAGATCTGTATTCAATGTCTGACACAGCATTTTTTATACAGGTCTTTATTTCTTCGTCAGTTAAATCTCCTGCATCTTTTGCATCATTTGGATATATCTTACCATATGAACAAGAAGCCCACAAGATATCTTTGTTGCGAAGTTTATTTGCAATCGAAATTCCTAACTCTCTACCAGCCTGATCTGAATCTGTCATTATTGTAATTTTATTAAAATATCTATTTAATAAATGATGTTGTTCCTTTGATAAGAACCCGCCTAATGTTGCAACAACATTTGGGAATCCAGCCTGATGAATTCTGATGGCATCGAAATTTGACTCAACTATAATAACGTGACTACCAATTCTTTTGGCTCTATGCAAATTAAATAATGTCTTGCTCTTTGGAAGGTTTGTACTATTCTTAAACTTTTTTCCATTAGTAGATCTTCCGACTATTCCTATTGGAATTCCATCTGGGCTATGAACTGGGGTGGTAATCATTTGCATATTAGAAGAATATCCAAGTTTAAAATACTGCATTGATTCTTTATTTATCCCACGCTTATCGATAAGGTATTCTTGGGACATGTCTGCATTATTTACAAAAAGATCATTGTGTAATTTATCTATAGTATCCTGTGAGAATTCAATAAACTCTGGCTTTTCTTCAATTAATGATTGCAGCATTTGATCAAATCCATCAAGAGATTCTTGGGCTTTTGTAGCAATAAGCCTTAATACCTGAAAGTTATTTTTTCCAGAAACTCTTCTTATTAACTCTATTAGAGATCCAGATTCCCCACATGCTGGGTTATAGCAAAGCCATGCACCAGAAATGCTACTTATGCAGCAGCTTGCACTATGTCTATTTGAATGAAATGGGCAATAAAACATTATGTCATTACCTGGCTCACTGGTAATTTCTAAACCTATTTCTTTTATAATAGATTTTATCTGACCTGGCGAATATTGCGTGGAATCAACTTTCCCTGCGTTATACCCTCGTACTGCCACGACTTCCTCTTTCCAACATATATTCCATATACAACCATTTCAAAGAACCATCTGTCTTTGGGTTGATCATACCATGTGTACCAAATCGGGTCAATATCTAATACCCTAAGATACCCTTTATCCCGCATAGATTTTTCTAAAAAGTTTTCAGAAGATACTCTTGTGTTTAATGCAATAGAATCATCTGCAAATTCTCCATCTATAGTAAATGGTTTAATTGTTCGGTGCATTTAGATTGGGCAGATTTTCATAAATAGGCTTGATGATACCCCTATTGATATCCCAATCAAGATAGAAATCAAACTCATGTCCGTGACGATTCTTTCGGCTAACCACCTCAATCATATTTGTGTTTGGATATCTATGGATAGCCATAGCCATATCTGCATCGTACTCAATAGCTTTTGACCATGCTACTTGAGACATCATTGGAGGCTCGTCTTGGTCTGATATATCGTCTGCAGTTGCAGCAGTAATATCAATAACTGGAATGTTGTTTGATACTGCAAGTAATTTAAATTCACGAGAAATATTTCTATTACGCTCAACTTCAGAATTACTACGCTTATTATCATTAAAAAGCTGGTGGTAATCAAGAATAACAAGATCTGGTTTATGCTGATCTATTTTACCCTGAACCGTTGCTGGCGTTACATCTCCAGCTCCCTCATTAGATATGAGGATGAAGCTATTCTTGTTTTCAAATCTTTTCTTTCCCCAAGATCTAAAATCATCTATATTAATATCTCCCTTAGAGAAATCGCTGGCACGGAATAACCCAGAGCCCATCATTGTATAAATTCGGTCACGCATATTTTCTGGAGACATCTCAAGAGATATAATCATTGGCTTAAAGCCCTGCTCCCAGGCTTTGCAGGCTAGGTATGAGGTAAACCATGTCTTACCCCTTCCTGGCCATCCTATGGCCACTATAAGGTGTCCTGGAGCCATTCCTGTGGGGTATGCCTTATCAATAGCATCAAAGCCAGTCAAAATTCCTGGGCTTCCTCCCATAATTGCTGAACGCTCTTTTATTGAAGCAAAATGTCTTTCTGCTGCCTCAATATCTATAACATCAATATCTCTTACATTATTTGTATATCTTGCTAGTGTTGCAAGCTTGCTTTGCATTTCTGCAAGAACACGAGATGCTGCATCTTCCTTTAATGAAGAGCCAGCCTGAATAATAATATTCTTTAATCTGTTAGACAGGTATTCATTTTTTAGTTTGTCTAGGTAGTAGCCAGTTTCTGCCTTTACGAGGACAGGTTCAAAATCCCTAAACTTTTCTTGAAGTACACCAACTTCTGGCACTGCCTTAAATTTATAATAATAAGACTTTAGCCCATCCCAAATATCTTTATGTGATGTAAAAAGATCATCAACATTATCTGCAAGAAGTGTGCTTATATCTTTATTCTTGCATACTGCTGAGATTACTTCTGCCTCTGTATTCACTCTTCGCCTTCCACCATCTTCTTAGTAGCCTCTCTTAAGGCTATTCTATTAATCTTATCTTTCTGTATCTCGGATTGCAGCTGGTCTATTTTATCAAAGTTATAAAAGAAAAATGATAAGGAATGACCTTGCTTATTTGTTTTAAAATAATAAATAATTAATTCTTTAGCACGATCAAATCCAATGCTTTCTATGACATCTTTCATAGCCCACTTCTCACGAAACTTATTTAGGCGTGGGCTTTTGCCATACTTTTCTTTATACAAAGATTCGTATAGCCCAATTAAAATATAGGGCTCTTTTTCATTTGCCACTCTTTAATTCCTCTTCAACTTCTTGAGTCTTTTGAATTAATTTATCCTCTACAAATCTATAAACTCTTTCGGTAGCGGAATCTGCAGTCTCTCCTTCACGAACCCAGTCTTCGATTCCGATTCCTATCTTAATGCTTTCGTAGTTACCTAAATTACGAGTAAATGATAGGTCAACCTTTACTTTAGTTTCCACTATTCCGCCTTCCATACAGGTACAAAATTGCCTTCAGAGCTCTTAGTATACAATATCATATTGTGTTTGAGAAGAGCCTGTAGCTCAGCCCTTGACGGCAAATTTTTTGAATAACCAGCATCTAAAATAAATTGATGTAAATCTAAAACATCTGATTCGCTCATCATATATTTATACCAATTACTCTCTGGTTTTCCAATAGGGTAAACTTTTTGGGGCTCCCTGACTTTCCCATCAATAACATATTCTTCAACAGTAACTTTATGCCTGCCTATTAATTTACCGACTTCTGTCAATGAGTATGCGCTTTCCTTATATTTTTCTACCTGAGAATATGAATAAAGAACACGCTTACGATCTGGATAGCACCACGCTATGATTTCATCTTTTGACCTAGATGATTTAATTACTTTATGTAATTTACCATTTAGGAAAAAATAGACAAATCTTTTGTGTACTCTCGGTCTTTTTGTTCTAGCCATCTACCAAACGCATTCGTATCTTTATTAACCATCCAGCGCCTGCCGCATAAGATGCAAAACAATTCCATGTGTAGCATTTGAGAAAACACTCTGTCTACAAAAACTCTTCCTCCGCATTTACGACAATGCATCATAGCTTAAATAACTTCCCATCTACCACGCATGAATAATCGCTGGAAACTTCGATTAACTGAATATGTGGCAATTTACCATTCTCAATATGTGCAACCGCAAAACCCTTTTGCCAATCATGGTGCTGCATATATTTCATTCCAGAGGACTTCGGATCACACATGTGTCCAATTTCGTAACCACGAATTGTTTCACCCTTGCCTTTATTTCTAAGTTCATAAGTCTGAAAATGTGAGGCAAGCCTATGTGAATGCCCACGGATTAATGATATCTGCAAACTATTCATGTCTGCTCTTACTGCGCCAGCATCGGCTATTGAAATACCATGATGCACATGGATATCGCCGTATCGCTTTTTAGGAAGAGCATCATAATAAATATAATCATAACCAAGGGAATCAAGATTCCACAAAGCTTCTGGAGTTACAATGTTTAAATATTCTGGCAACTTGGCATCCATGTAATTAAAAATGCGGATATCATGATTGCCTAGAGCAGTAAATAGCTCTGCTTCTTTACCTGCGATTTCACGATTCATCGCATAAAATTCTCTTGCGCCTTTTGCTTCATGCTGCATAAGTGGAACAATTGCTGCTCCATTTTGATCTTTATGCATTTTAAGAAACT